GTATCCGGCGAAGTCGGCGCAAAATCCTATCTGGTAGCACCTGGGACAAGCGTTTTACTGATGGATTCAGAGAGTGAAAAGTTCTACATAAAATCCACAGATGTATCCGGTATGCCACAGCCACTGCGGACATTTGAATACCACGAGATAGGCTCTCAGATGCCGCCTAAACAGCCTGTTCAGAACATGGACAGTAAATATGTTACTCGACAGGAATACGATGATTTGAAAGGCAAATACGAAGCTATCATAAACCGATTAAATTCATTTTCTGAACCTGTTAGGGCTAATACCGTACAGGAATCAGCGGCCAAGGGAGGAAACGCAGATGAGTAATCCATTATTTAATGTGCTTGGTGGTGGGATGCCACAGGGAAACGGGCCAATGCAGATGGTACAGCAGTTTATGCAGTTTAAACAGAATTTTAAGGGAGATCCGAAAGCAGAAGTTGAGAAGATGTTGCAGTCTGGGAAGATTTCCCAACAGCAACTTAATCAGGTTCAGCAGATGGCGGGGCAGTTTCAACACATGTTGAAAGGAATGAAATAGTACATTACAATCTGGCCAGATTGATGTAAATACACAAAAAGGAGATTATATTATGGATGGAAATTATAGCTTAGCAGATATTGCCGCTGCTACTGGAAATGGTAGAAATAATGACGGCATGTTTGGTGGAGATGGTAGCTGGTGGATTATTGTTTTATTCATTTTTGCTTTCTTCGGATGGGGAAACAACGGCTGGGGCAATAATGGAAACGGCAGCGGATATGTAGCCACAGCAGCTACTCAGGCGGATATTCAGAGAGGATTTGACAATTCCGCTGTGATTAGCAAACTTGACGGAATCAACAGTGGCCTGTGTGATGGCTTCTATGCCATGAATAACGGTATGCTTACCGGTTTTAATGGAATCAACACAAACATCATGCAGACTGGCTTCGGCATTCAGCAGGCTATTAATGCCGATACTGTAGCGAATATGCAGAACGCCAACGCACTCCAGGCTCAGCTTGCGAACTGCTGTTGCGAAACCAGGGAAGCTATTCAGGGCGTGAACTACAACATGGCTCAGAATACCTGCGCGCTCCAGAACACCATGAACAACAACACTAGAGATATTATCGACAGCCAGAACGCCGGAACAAGGGCAATCCTTGATTACCTGTGCAACGAGAAGATTTCCAATCTCCAGGCTGAAAATAACGACCTCAGACGTGCTGCTTCTCAGGACCGCCAGAGCGCACTTCTCACAACTGCAATGGCTTCACAGACACAGCAGCTCATTAATGCGATTAATCCGGCGCCGATTCCGGCATATCAGGTTCCTAATCCGAACACATATTACGGATGCGGATGCAACACTGGATGTAATTGCTGATAACTTCATATTGAGAGTATCTTTCGATTGATTTCGGATGTCGGCTTATGCCGTATTACACAGAGGGGCAGGCTGAGACCTGTCCTTTTGTGATATGAAAGGAGTATTTTTATGGCAGAATTTACAAATGTAGCTGCTCAGACTGTAGCAGCAAATGGAAACGTAGTATTTTCAAACACAGCAGTCAAAGGTTCTAACTGTATTCAACACAGAGAGGGAAGCGGAATCATTACCCTGAGAGGGCTTACTAACCAGTGTAAAGCAAGATTTTTCGTGGATTTTTCTGGCAATATCGCAATTCCAACAGGCGGTACTGTCGGAGCTATTTCTCTGGCTATTGCAATCTCTGGCGAACCTGTATTATCTTCACAGATGATTTCCACACCGGCGGCAGTAGACCAGTACAACAATGTGTCCTCTGGTATCTATATTGATGTACCTCGCGGATGTTGCGTTAATATCGCAGTAGAGAATACAAGCGATCAGGCTGTTTCTGTTGCAAATGCAAACATTGTTGTGACCAGAGAAGCGTAGGAGGTGTGATTATGAGAGATATTAAAGACTTATGCGCAAGAATTGAAGATGAACTTTCCAAAATCGCTGACAATGGACTGACCACCGGAAATCTGGAAATGACATATAAACTGATTGATATGTACAAAGATATCAAGAACACTCAGTACTGGGATAAGAAAGTAGAGTATTACAACGCTGTCCTTGATGAAATGCGTGGCGGATACAATGACGATTACAGCGAGCGCGGAAGAAAGCGGGACAGCATGGGGAGATACAGCGCAAATGATGGCAGAATGATGCCGGATTACGACAGAGGCAATTCTTATGCCAGACGTGGTGAACATTATGTCAGAGGGCATTACAGTCGTTCTGATGGGCGAGATGCTTATGACGATTACATGACGCAGAAACAGAGCTATCGTTCCGGCAAGTCTGAAGACTGCAAGAGAAAGATGCTTGCCGCTCTGGAAGAACATCTGGACGAACTTACAACAGAAATGAGCGATATGTCCAAGGACGCAGAGTGCCGGGAAGAACGCGATCTTGTCAAGAGATATGTAGAAAAACTCCGGGATATGCTTTAAAAACACAAAAAAGTGGTAGAGAGGTAGTTAAAATAAATCTGTTATAATGTAATTGTGCAGTGGAAAGCACAGTGGTTGTTTTAACATTTTTGTTTTATCCTCCTTTCTTTAATTTAGTAGCTGGTGCGCACGCTTTAATGGAAAGTTAAACAGGTCCGAATCCTGTCGTGCGTATTTGCCGTCTGGCACGCAAGATGGCTCACCTCCTTGATTAAAGTTTTTGTTATTCATACTTTTCTTTAAAAAAAGAAATAAATATCCGAAACAACTCGTGGCAGGCATAACACGTTAAATACCTTGCTAACCCGGGAATCCGGGTTATGTGGAATGTAGCTCAGTAGGAAGAGCGGAGATGCTGAATTCTTGACGTCAGAGGTTCAAGTCCTCTCATTCCATTATAGGTTTATCCTTATCCTGTGGACTGGAATTTAATTCAAATAGTCCCGAAAAGGTGTCTTCTGGGAAAGCAGTAACGATTGGCGGTGTTACGGCGGACTGTAAATCCGTCCCCTCGTGGTAAACATTGTAGGTTCAATTCCTATCTTTCCCATTACCCTGCCAGTGGTCTAACTGGCTTAATCCATTTACCTGCGGCGGCAGGTCAATAAACACGACCAGGAGGATGTATATGCAGAAACTTATTGACACACTTAAATCGTTTGGAATCGAGATCCCGGAGGACAAACAGGCAGATGTGAAGAAAGCACTCTCTGAGCATTATAAGAATGCTAAAGAAGTAGCAAAGACTCTGTCAAAAGTCGAGGGTGAACGTGATGACTGGAAAGAACGTGCTGAGGCAGCAGAAGAAACCTTAAAAGGCTTTGACGGTATCGACCCGGCGAATATTAAGACAGAGCTTGCTGGATGGAAGAAAAAAGCGGAGGACGCAGAGAAAGAATTCAATGCGAAGATCTATGACCGCGATTTCTCAGACGCACTCAAAGCAGCACTTGATGATGTTAAATTTTCCAGTGAGGCTGCAAAGAAGTCTGTTATGGCAGACATTAAAGAAGCCGGATTAAAACTGAAAGACGGTAAAATCCTTGGACTGAATGACCTGATCGAGCAGATGAAACAGTCTGACGCATCCGCTTTTGTAGATGAATCTCAGCAACAGGCTCAGCAGAACCAGGCAATGTTTACTAAGCCTGTTGGACAGCAGCGGACACCGGGAAGCATGACAAAGAAAGATATCGAAGCGATCAAAGACCCGTCTGAAAGACAGGCTGCAATTGCTCAGAATATCCAGTTATTCCAGTGATTTTTTTACACCGACTATACGTCAGAGTATAGCCGCTAACCCAATACCTTAATAATTATGGGTAGAAAGGATTTTTTATATGGCAGCAAAAGCTAATCTTATTATGACAAATGATATCCAGGTCACAGCACGTGAGATTGATTTTGTTACCCGTTTCGAACGGAACTGGGAACACTTACGTGAAATCCTTGGCATCATGCGTCCAATCAAAAAGACACCCGGAGCGGTTCTTAAATCAAAATATGCAGAAGGTACATTACAGAATGGAAATGTTGGTGAGGGCGAGGAAATCCCTTACAGCAAATTCGTTGTAAAAGAAAAGCCCTATGCAGAAATGAGTATTGAGAAGTACGCAAAGGCTGTATCTATCGAAGCAATCAAAGATCACGGTTACGAGAACGCTGTTCAAATGACTGATGATGAATTCCTCTTCCAGCTTCAGACCAATGTTACTGAAAGATTTTACAACTATCTGAAAACAGGTACTCTCTCATTCACGGAAACCACTTTCCAGATGGCTCTGGCAATGGCTAAGGGCCGTGTAGAAAACAAATTCAAGCAGATGCACAGAAATGTGACTGGTGTTGTTGGATTTGTAAATATTCTGGACGTGTACGAGTATATCGGAGCAGCTGAGATTTCTATTCAGAACCAGTTCGGCTTCCAGTATGTGAAAGACTTCCTGGGATTCAAGACAATCTTCCTGTTATCTGACAGTGAAATTCCGAGAGGAACAGTAATCGCTACACCTGTAGAAAACATCGTTCTCTACTACGTGGATCCGAATGAATCTGATTTTGCAAGAGCGGGTCTTGTATATACTGTATCCGGTGAAACAAATCTGATCGGATTCCATACACAGGGCAATTACCACACAGCAGTGTCTGAATCATTCGCAATCATGGGACTTACCCTCTTTGCAGAATATATTGACGCTGTTGCTGTCGGAACTATCAACACAACTCAGACACTTGGAACTCTCACTGTAAACTCCGCAGCAGGAAGTAAAAGCGGAGATACAAAAGTGACTGTCACTCCGACAAAAGCAAGCGCAGGAAATGTGTACAAGTACAAAGTCGCATCTTCTGAGACTACCGTAGACTATGGACAGAACGTGAAGAACTGGAGCGCATGGGATGGAGAATCCGACATTACAGCAACAACAGGACAGGTAATCACAGTGGTTGAGTGCGACAGTACCTATAAAGCACTGAGCGCCGGACACGCAACTGTAACAGCAAAATGATAAGGAGCAGCTATGGAGAACGATATAAAAGATTTTAAAGAAGCTATGAAAACAGCGGTTGAATGGTTTCAGAAGAACTGCAACCCGCACCAGAAAATCATCATTTCGGGTGATGGAGTGGAAATGGTTTCAGGAGAAATGGCTTTTCCTGTGAAACCTGTAGATTGATCAGGAGGTAACTGGCATGGCTTATGCAGATTATGAATTTTACACAACTTCATATTTCGGTTCAGTTGTGCCAGAAACCGACTTTCCACGACTGGCAGAAAGAGCCAGTGATTTTGTGGACATAATGACGTTTGACAGGTTGGTGGACGGACTGCCGAAAAACGAACGCTCACAGAAGCGCATCAAAAAGGCGGTCTGTTCATTAGCTGAATTAATGTATCAGATTGAACTTGCTGAGAAGAATGCTACCAATGCCGCTGTGAGCGGTACGTCAACCGCAATCGGGTCCGGTGGTAGCACTACAGGCGTTGTAACGTCCGTATCCTCTGGCAGTGAATCCATTTCCTATGCAACTCCTCAACAGATCGGAGCGAGTGCAAAGGAATGGAGTGCAGTGTATGCCGCTGCCGGAGATGTACAGAAAACGAATGACTTACTCTTAAAGACAGCTTTACCGCTTCTGATGGGAGCAAGGACGGATGAAGGGATACCGATTTTATATGCAGGATTTCAAGATTGATATCTTAGGCTCTGAATGGAGCGTGAAGTTCGGGAACAAGAAACAATATCCGAGTCTGACAAATGCAGATGGCTATACTGATTTATCAACACGGGAAATTGTGGTTGATGACATGGAGGCATCGCAGGGACAGATTGGAGTAAAAGCAGACCTTAAAAGTTATCAGAAGCAGGTTATTAGGCACGAAATCATCCACGCATTTCTGATGGAATCTGGACTTGATTCTAATTCAAATAGTGCTGACAGCTGGGCTACAAACGAAGAAATGGTTGACTGGTTTGCTATTCAGTCACCAAAAATTTTTAAAGTATTCAATGAACTTAAATTGATGTGAGGTGATAATAATGGACATTACAACATTAGGCTCATGTATAGCAATCGTTATGATTTGCTACATCGTAGGAATGGGCTGTAAGGCATCAAAAAGAATCTCTGATGAATGGATTCCGGTGATCATGGCGGTTACTGGCGGGATTCTCGGAGCAGTCGGAATGGGAATTATCCCGGATTTCCCGGCAACGGATTATATCACGGCGGTTGCAGTCGGTATGTTTAATGGATTGTCGGCCACTGGTGTAAATCAGGTTATTAAGCAGACAGTGCAGAAAGAATAATTAAGGAGAGGGTATCATGTACGAAAAAACTTTGACGATTTTCAATTATTATGAGAGTCCGACAACAGGAGATGCGTACTGGTATCCTCATGTTTTATCCGGTGTCGACCTCATTACGGACAGGGGGGCAATCCTTAAGAAGTACGGGCCAGACGTAACAGACAACGCACAGTTACACATCCATTATACTGTTCAGAATGGTGATAAAACCATTGCTGACAAGAATGGTAAGATTCTCCCATATGTACCGCCTAAAGAGTGGAAAAGACAGATTAACAACGCTCTGGAAGACACTATCACATTCTCAGATGAATCGTTCTTCTGGGAGGGTGAGTGGACTGGTGGAACAGTCACTGAAAGTGATTACCGAAATGGATTCTATCAGTACATGAATGAGAATAAGGATAACGTGTTCAAGATTACCAGTGTAGGCGGTCCGTATACACTGATTCCACATTTTGAGATTCTGGGTAAGTGATATGAGTAAAATTCATCATTTTAAAGGATTCTCTGTAGTTGACGGAGATATGAAAATCAAACTGAATATGGATAGATTTTCTAGGCAGTACCAAGAAGCCCAGTATCTCCTTGATGGAATGGTTATGGACAGTATGGTTCCGTTCATGCCGATGATTACAGGGGACTTTATCAACCGAACAAGAGTTGAGAGTGCATCCTTGCAAGGAACTGGGAAAGTATGTGCGGCGGCGGCTCCTTATGGACGTTTTCTGTACGAGGGGAAAGGAATGGTTGATGAAGCAACTGGAAGTCCCTACGCAAGACGTGGAGCAAAGAAAGTTCTTGTCAGTCAGTTTTCTGGTCAGACAGCCGCAAAGGAGAATCTTGAATACACCAAACAAGCGCACCCACGGGCACAAGACCATTGGTTTGATGCCGCAAAACGACAATACGGCAGCACATGGATTCGCAAAGTAAAAGCACAAGCAGGAGGTGGACGACATGGCAGATAAGCCTATCGGTAAGGATGCAACCGGGTATGAGATTCTGACAGATGCAATGAAAGCACTTCTGAACCAGTATCCCGGATTGTATCAGGGTGAAAGCATCAAGTTCGAAGAGCTGAACAAAGATTCCGGAATCGCTTTCTCGGCAGACAACGGCGCCTTGATTTATTCAGAAAAAGAAGATGTTTGTGGAACAATGCATCAGGTATGCCAGTATCCATTTTACGTGGTATACCGCACAGCATCAGACAAAGAACGGCAGAAGTTATCTGTTCAGAAGTTTCTGGATAATCTCGGTAAATGGATATGCCGGGAACCAGTTGTTATAAATGGCTCTGAGACGCGTTTAAATGCTTTTCCAGAGCTTTCACAGGGGCGAGTGATAAAACGTATAACCCGTGACAACTCCTATGGTTTAGAGCCGCAGGAGAATGGCGTACAGGACTGGTTATTGCCATTATCGGTACGCTACGAAAACACTTATGAAGTAATATAACAAGTAACAACCGGCTATCAATTGGAGATAGTCGCTAACCTACACAGCCTTTAAAATTATAGGCAGAAAGGACATTTCTATGGCAGTTACAGGCAAGATTGACCGTAAATATATGGCTCATTACATTGATGCCGGTTCTCTTTGTGGAGGGCTGACACCGAAATATGAGCGTCTTGGAAAGGACCTGGAAGAGTACAACATCGAACTCAACCCGGATACCGAAACATCTAAAAACATCCTTGGAGAATCCACATTTAAGCATAACGGCTATGAAGTTTCTTCTGACGCTGATCCGTTCTATGCAGACACTACTTCCGATCTGTTCACGGCGTTACAGAAAATCGTTGATGGACGCCTCAAAGACGATAACCTCAAGACAAAAGCAGTTGAAGTTCATCTCTGGACAGAAGCCACAGCAGGCAAGTATGAAGCATACCAGCAGGATTGCTACGTTGTGCCGACCTCATACGGTGGTGACACATCTGGTTATCAGATTCCGTTCACAGTTAATTACGTTGGAGAACGTGTCAAAGGTAAATTTGATATTACTTCCGGCTCATTCACAGCTGACAGCGAATAATTCTTAGGAGGGCGTAGAAAATGGCAAAGATAATTAATACAAACATTGATGATGAATTTCTTCTTTTTACATTCACAAACAAACAGGGAGAAGTGTTTTCTTCGTTTAAATTGAATCCTACTGACATTAACGTTGCGGCAAGAGCGGAAGAACTGGAAACTTTCTTTGAACAGGCTCAGGAATCTGTTAAAAAGGTTTCCTCTGGTAAAGAGATGGCGGAGATCAATAAACAGATTGAGGATAAAATCAATTATATGCTCGGATACGAAGCGTCTAAGGATTTGTTCAAAGAACCAATTACCGCAACAACTGTATTCGGCAATGGTCAGGTGTTCGCTTACATTGTTCTTGATAAGATCGCAGAAGCAATCGCACCGGAGATCGAAAAGAGAAAAAAGAAAATGCAGACGGCAGTCAATAAGTACGTGGAGAAATATACAAAATGACCGCCTATGAGCTACCCACCTCACTGAACATAAGTGGGGTGGATTTTTCTATCAGAACAGATTTTCGAGCAATCATAGATATTCTGATTGCACAGAACGACCCGAATCTTGACAACTACGGAAAAAAAATAGTAATGCTGAAGATCCTCTATGAAGACTGGGAAAGCATTCCACCAGAGAACGTAGAAGAGGCTTGTAAGAAGGCTTGTGAATTTATTGACTGCGGACAAACGGACGACGATTCGGGAAAGCCGAAGCCACGCTTGATGGACTGGGGACAGGACGGGGAAATGATTATTCCGGCGGTAAACAAGGTAATTCATAGCGAAGTTAGAGCGGCACCTTATATGCATTGGTGGACATTTTTTTCATATTTCATGGAAGCAGGAGAATGCTTGCTTAATACAGTTATCGGGATTCGATCAAAAAAAGCTTTTGGCGAAAGATTAGATAAATGGGAAAAGAAATTCTACCACGATAACAAGAATCTTATTGATATAAAAACGCGTCTCTCTGAAGAGGAACAGGCTTATAAAGATAAGCTTAACGAGATGCTTAACCTCAAATAGTTAGGAGGTGGACACATGGCTGCTGATGGCTCAGTCATTATTGATACCAGGATGGACACGTCAGGTGTGCAAAATGGCGTATCAGCTATAAAACAGTCATTTAACGGCCTTGGGAGTGCTGTAAAAAAAATCGGTCTACTGATTGGCGGAGCGTTTGCTGTCGGTAAATTGGTGCAGTTTGGAAAAGAGTGTGTGGAACTTGGCTCTGACCTCGCAGAAGTTCAGAACGTGGTCGATGTTACATTTACTACCATGTCTGATAAGGTTAATGAATTTGCGAAGAACGCAATGACAACTGCCGGTTTGTCAGAAACTATGGCTAAACGGTATGTCGGTACGTTCGGAGCAATGTCTAAGTCGTTCGGATTCTCAGAAGCACAGGCTTACGATATGTCAACGGCTCTGACACAGCTGACTGGTGATGTGGCATCGTTTTATAACATAAGTCAGGATCTGGCGTATATTAAATTGAAATCAGTGTTTACAGGTGAAACAGAAACATTGAAAGATTTGGGCGTAGTCCTTACGCAAAGCGCACTTGACCAGTACGCGCTCGCAAATGGCTATGGCAAAACCACATCTGAAATGACAGAGCAGGAGAAAGTAGCTCTCCGTCTGGCTTTTGTACAGAAACAGTTATCGGCTGCATCGGGTGACTTTATCCGTACTTCTGACAGCTGGGCGAATCAGGTCAGGGTAATGCAGTTACAGATCCAGTCTCTTAAGGCAACAGTCGGACAGGGATTGATTAATATCTTCACGCCGGTTATCAAGGTGATTAACACATTGCTAGCAAAACTAGCAACAGTAGCAAATGCTTTTAAGTCATTCACGGAACTGATAACCGGAAATAAATCATCCGGGCAGACGGGAGCCAGTGGAGCGGGACTTGCTGGAACTGATCTGTCAGCCACAGAAGATGCTTATGGTAGCGCTGCTGATGGAGCTGATAGTCTGGCTGATGCTACGCAGAATGTAACAGATTCCACGAAGGACAGCACAATCGCGTTAAATAAGCAGACCAAGGCTCTAAAAAAGAATATTGCTCCGTTTGACGAATTAAAGGTTATTGGAAAAGAAGCGGCGGATGCGATATCTGGTGCGACAAAAACGCCTGCCGTAAAGGCAGACAATATTGGTCTCGGAAATGTTGGACAGGTTGATTATGGAGGATTGGCAAAAGGAGAAAGCCAGATTGACAAACTCAGCAAATCTGCAAAGAAGTTATCTGATATACTTAAGCAACTCTGGAAGCCTTTTCAGGAAGCTTGGAACAGAGAGGGCAAGAATACTATTGATGCTGCAAGGTATATGTTTTCCAGTCTTGCTGAACTTGCAAAGAGTGTCGGAAAAAGTATTATGGAAGTCTGGGCAAATGGGACAGGCACTGAAATGCTATCTACCATGCTTCGGATTTTGCAGAACATATTCAAAATTATAGGGAATATTGCAAGTCAATTATCTAAAGCGTGGAATAAAAATAATGTTGGTACGCAAATTATTCAAAATTTAGCAAATGCTTTTCAAAAAGTTCTTGAGTTTATTGAAAAGATAACAAAAGCAACAGCGGACTGGGCTGGAAAACTTGATTTTTATCCGTTACTGGATTCTATTAAGAACCTCACAAAATCCTTTGCGCCGATTATTGAAGCTCTCGGAAACGTTCTCGAATGGATATATACCAACATTATTTTACCATCATTGAAGTGGTTGATTGAAACAGGCGTTCCTACACTTATTAATATTGTATCAGGGTTTTTAAACTTCCTCGGAGAACATCAGACGCTGGTCGAAGCGTTCGGAGCGGCACTTATAGGAATGTTTGCAACAGCTAAGATCATCCCGCTGATAACTACGATCATTAGCAGTATCAGCAATGTGGGACTTGCCATCAAAGGGCTTATTGCACTTATGACAGGCTCTGGTGGAATACTTGGAGGCATATCTGCAATTGCAACAGCAATCGGACCAGGGGGACTTATTATAGCGGCAATAGGTGGAATAATTGCAGCCGGTGTTCTTCTTGTAAAAAATTGGGATTCTATAAAAGAATTTTTTGGAAATATAGTTGACTGGATAAGCGAAAAAACGCGAGCGTTTGCAGAAGGGTTTGTAAATAAATGGAACTCGTTAACAGAAAAGGTGTCAAATATAGTAATTATATTGTCGGATTCCATAAAAGAGAAAGTAGTTTTTATCGTATCTAAATTCAAATCTCTTATAAACTGGGTAAAAACAGATTTCGTGAATGGATGGAGAGAAGCATGGAACAATGCAAAAAATATATTCAAGAATGTATTTGAAGCACTTGTGGGAATCGCAAAAGTTCCCATTAATGGCGTAATCGGATTGATAAACGGAATGATCAGAGGAATTATTGCTGGTGTCAATGCCGCAATTGGAGTTCTTAATAAGATGAAAATCAAAGTTCCTGGATGGGTTCCTGGAATAGGTGGAAACACTTGGGGATTCAGCATTCCAACAATGACAGCGCCACAGATTCCATACTTGGCAAAAGGTACAGTTGTGCCACGAAACGCCGGAGAGTTTGCAGCAATCCTCGGCGATAATAAGCGTGAGACAGAGGTTGTATCTCCTCTTTCGACCATGAAACAGGCAATGATGGATGCTCTGAAGGAATCCGGAAACAATGGTGGAAGTTCTCCTCAGTACATTGTGCTGAATATTGACGGAAATGAATTTATCCGCTGGCTTCGCGATCAGAACGGACAATACAGGAACCGGACAGGCTTCGGAATCTTTGAAGGGTAGGTGAGTGCATGAGTGAATTTAGTTCAGGGAATTTTCAGGGATGGCTATTAAAATTCGGGACTCAAGAATTTCCACATGAATTTATCAAAAGAGCAACATGGAAAAGCACACCGAATCAAAGACTTGAAAATGATTCGTGGACAGATATGAAAGGATATTTGCACAGGGACACACTCCCACATTATCGTACAAAGATAGAATTTGAAACAGTTGACGATTTAACCCTAGAAGAAAAAATAAAAATTCAAAATGTAATGAATTCCTCAATTATCAATAAACAAGAGCGTAAAGCAAATATCACCTACTGGAATGACGAAACAAATACATATACGAATGCAAAAGTATATGTTCCAGATATTGACTTTACAATCAATGAAATTGATAAAAAAAGAGGGATGGTGTTTTATTCAAGCATCCGAATCGCACTGATTGAATACTAACAACCAGAGTGCATGGGTGTCACAGCTCATGTGCTCTTTTATTTTATAACGGGAGGATGATTATGGCAGATACAGTATCTTTTGATAGCTTATTGAATACGACAACCGGCATGACTGCTATTGTTAACAACAAGAAGCACGACGATGATGTAGTTAGTGTCACGGGCGTTGACTGGTTTACCTATGCAGGAAAGACTGCCAGTACTATATATGTTTCTGGTAACAATTTTATCGGGTTCGGGCAAAACGCCGAACAACTCAAAATCTGGCGCAGGGATGGCGCAATTTATTATATTTACCGTCAAGAGGGGACGCTCACATCAGGAAAAAGATTCCTCAAAATCAGAGTAGAAGGATATGTGTATTATTCAAGCACATCTTCATCATATGCGCTGAAATACGAAGTATTCTTGATAGAGGGGCAGACATTATTTATCAATGTCGTTCAGAGACCTACAAGCAGTTCATACACTGGTACATCGTCAATCACCGACGGTAAAACCACAACAAACCTAACTCTTTCCGTATCTTCTACGGTTCCAGTTTCGATTCTGGTAAAGAACGCAGGTGTATCACAGAAAGTCAGCTATGAGAAGTTTGTTGACAAATATGTCACTGGAATTACTGTGTCAAAAATGCCAGATAAGACCACGTACTATCAGGGCGAATTATTCGACAGCACAGGCCTTGAAGTATCAAAGACGTACAGTGATGGAGCCTTGGAAACTATCACCGATTATGAATTATCAGGATTTGACAGTAGTTCCGCAGGTACAAAGACCATAACTGTTACTGCATCTGGTAAGACCACAACATTTGAGATTTCTGTCTCAGAAGCTTCTATTACCGCCATATCAGTAATCACTATGCCAAGCAAGGTGAATTATCACATAGGGAAAGAATTTGATTCTACGGGAATTGTGGTAACTGCAACGGCAAGTGATGGAAATACTATAGATGTCACAAAAGATTGTACATATTCTGGTTTTGACAGTAGTTCTCCAAAGCAATGTGAAATTACAGTTCATTATGGCAGTTTCACTTGTACATTTGAAGTTACTATTATGCAACCAGAAAGAATCTCGGACATATTTTGTCAAGGCAAATATTATTTTGTCGGTGATGCATTAGATCTTAAGGTATCTTATATAACTGTAGAATACTCAGACGGCTCAGAGGAAGTGACAAGCGGATACACAATTGAAAATAAGGCGCTTTTGGAAGCCGGTGTAATTCCTATTAATGTAGAATATTTTGGCGTGGCAATTACGTCAAATGTCACAGTATACAGTTCTCTTTTGATACATATCGGTTCTCCGAATTACGAAGATGTGACAGCCGAATTCGACATTGATGCAAATACTTTAACCATATCTGGAACTGGAAAATTCACATATAGTTTATCTGATAGTTTAGAGAAATCCGACATTTCTATTCCTGACAGCTTATATAAAAGATGCACAAAAATGGTTTTTGGAGACGGAATCACTGGCATTAGGAGCGGATTTAGTTCCTCATTCAAAAAATTGGAAAGCATTGTTTTTTCAAACACGATCGCAGAAATCGAACGTGGAAATTTTTCAATTTTTTTAGGAACTAAACTTGAATTTCCATCATCGCTTAAAACGATTCTAGGAGGTGTGTTTTACTCTTGTCCTAATCTAACAGAACTACTTTTTCATGATGGTTTACAAACAATTGAGGGCGGCACATTTGGAGAATGTTCAAATTTAAAAAAAATTGTATTCCCGAAATCATTAGTTTCATTATCATCCGGAGCTTTTAGTGGAGTAACGATAGAAAATGTCGAAATAGGTGATGCAAATGTGCCATTCGATAACTCAAATGGACTATTCATACCAAAATGCAAAAATCTAGTAGTACGCGGCGGTACGTTTACTGGAACTAGCGTGACAGGAATACTTAGTGGGGTATTGGAAACGCTGATCTTAAAAGGAGCAGTTAAGCTCACTGGTGATCATGTATTTGTTCCGTGTTCATCGACGCTAAAATCTGTAACATTGGAAAATGGAATTACCGAAATCCCAAGGGAATGCTTCGCTAGTTGCAAAATTACAGAAATCACCATTCCTCCGAGCGTAAAAGCTATTCATGAAAGCGCTTTTTCAAATACTATGCTTGAAAAATTAACATTGTCAGACGGTGTACAAACTATTGGAAAACAAGCATTTCTCGGAACAAAGCTTACAAATGTATTCATTCCGGCAAGTGTGATAAGCATTGGCGAAAATGCTTTCGGAGAAACCAATTCAGCGAATATCACGCTTAACAAGAAAACTAATGAAATTTCTGGTTCCCCATGGGGAGCAGCAGGCACAATTACATGGTTAATCCGAGTAACCAGACTTGAAATTACTCATATGCCAACCAAAATCAGATATTTTGTAGGCGAAACATTTGACAGCGCAGGACTCATAATTACTGCATATTACAATGATAATACGTCCGAACAAGTAACCGGTTATACCCTGTCAAACCCGGATATGTCCACGTATGGAAATAAAACTGTAACGGTTACATTCGATGAAAAGACCGTGGATTTCAGTATTCTCGTGGTAGACATTTCTGGAATCGAAGTAAAAACTATGCCTGTAAAAACCGAATATCCGAAAGGAGATGTATTCGACACAACTGGATTGACAATCCTTGTTAAATACACTGACGGAACATCAGAAACAATAACAACTGGGTTTGAAGTATCTGGATTTGACAGCAGTTCTGTTGGTGAAAAAACAATCACAGTAACCTATAAAACCCATACCACTACCTTTAAAGTGACCGTATACGATCTTTCAGGAATAAGAATCACAAGTTTTCCATCCAAGATTTATTACAAAATCGGAGAAGCATTCGACCCGTCCGGGCTGACTGTTGCAGAAGTAAGACAGGACGGAACCGAGAAAGAAATTACAGATTATGATATTTCTGGCTTCGATAGTTCCAGTGCGGGTTCTAAGACTATCACGGTTTCTTATAATGTCACAGCCAACGGGGTTTCTAAATTTGTCGGTTCTGACAGTTTTCAAATTAAAGTCACGAACGACGGGAAAAACCCATTTGATGATAGTTCAAGTGGTGGTTCTGGCGGCGGCTCTGGTGAAGTTGAAGAAGAAAAAACTAAACCAATCAATGTTACAGTACACTGGATTAACGGCGAATTTGCTGACCTTACAAATGAAAATATCGACAAGAATACGCTTACTTTGCAGGAGTCTATTTGTTCAGAACAGTATTTCATATTCGGCGGTTGTGTCTGCAATCAGATAACGTTTCAGGCTCACCACGACCAGTTTAACGGTACCTCGGAAGAGTTTTATCCGCATGGAAAAATCGAAGTTTACATCGAGAGAAAAGGAACAAGAATTAAAATTTTTACAGGTGAAATCGACAGTGCAGAGCGAAAAGCAAACTCATTAACACGTAATTTTATTGCATATGATTATTTGTATAAATTGCGAAATACTGACATTGCTAGATGGTACAAAAACCAAACGACTGATAAAAAGAAAAAGCTGACTCAAAAGCAATTCAGGGATAAATTATTTGAGTTTTTGGGACTCGAACAAGTTAGTACAAAGTTGCATTGGGACGACACCTATGTCCCTGATACGAATAACTCAAATGAGATGAACGTAGTCAATATTTTGAAAGATTTATGCTTACAGAATGACCGTTTTGGATGGATGAACAGGGACGGCAAGTTTGAGTATTTGAAGCTCCGTCAGAACAGTTATAAATACGGGCAGACCACCGGTGATCAGAACATTTATAAATACTACAATAACGAAGAAGTACATCTTGATACATTCAAAAGTTTCCAAGCCACTGAGGGAAGAATCTGGTTTCCGAATATCATTTTTACAGACCCAGACCCAAATCGAGCATTCGGATTTACACAAGGCGATTATACGGTGCAGGAAGCTTACGAGAACAATGTTTATTATAATCGAAACAGCTTTTTTGTAGGAAACGAGGACTGGTTAAACTACGTTTGGGATGCAGACGAATATGGCGGCATTTCAAGGACTGAACCAATTATGAAAATTTGCTATGGCGTATTCGTAAACCAAGATTTGCGGAAATATTATCGCGCGCAAAAATATACCGCAGAAGTTCAAGGAAACCCACTGAACATGGTTGGACAGGCAGTCGAACTCTACTATAAAAAGCAGATTCAGCACGACGATCAGGAACCTACGGAACTGCAATGGTACGTTCATTCATACATCATGAGCAGAACGCTCAATATCGGCGCTACAGACATGATTGACACCTATTCTGCTAACAACGCACCGTTTAATAGTAACAGTCAGCAGTTAGGAAAATACACTCCCGAAATATCTGGAACCGTCAACCGCACCCGATCAGAAATGCCGACAATCAGTTATGCGGAATTTACAGACGGTTCGGATTCTGAATTTTCGCCGGCAACGATTAATGATTTTACGGACGGTTCTGGTGACTCTGGTAGCACTTCTGAGAAATTGAAAAAGGCACAATTAAGATGTGTAAAACGAATAAAAAAAGCTGATTATGACGCTCTAGTAGCTTCAGGAACTGACCGGGCAGATACATTGTATTTCACATTCGAGGAGAAATGATAGGATGATATATAAGGCATTTTTGAACAGACAGGAAATCACTGGGTTTCCTGTCAAAGGCAAGGACGTAACGAAGATTTATGGTGGCGATATTTTACTGTGGGAAAAATCTGGAATACCTCCAATGAAAGAAATTTGTGCTGTAAGAACAGTGTGGACACACGTCGACTATGACGGCACTCAATATCCTTGTGAATGTGAAATTTCTGTTCGTAATCAGACCGAAGATGGAAAAATATATTTCACAGATATTGAAAAAGCTGGAATATATGTCAAACAAGAATCTGGCCGTTCATATTATGAATCAGCATGTATTATGTTTAAAGCGAAAAGAGTCCCTAGCACTATATTACAGTATATTAACCAGAAAAATGTATTGTACACGTTAAGAATGAGAAACATGAAAGGAGAACTTCTTGACGAAACCATTAGTTGGGAAATGAGCCACAATAGCGTGAAAGGGAACGGAAATATATTTGGAGTTGGTACCTCAAATAGCGATGGAACATTTTCGGTTTTACCACGACCTTTGAATTATGGACCTGGTCCTTCGACTTCCAACTTTCCTGCAACAATATACACATCAGGAAGCGGTGCATTCAAATCTGCAGAAGATGTTCTTAAATATATGCTTGAAGAATAGGTTCTTTTAGGATGCAAAATAAGGAATTTTTGCTTATTTCAATATTAATTTCGCCAAATAAGAACCCCAAAACCACAAATAAGAGCACATTTTCCCGAAAAACTCAAATAAGCCCTTATTCGCCAAAATAACCTCAAAATCTCAGTCCCGACCGTACTATTAGTCGATTGGTACAGAGCTATAAATCGTCTACATGATATAATTAAAATAGACAGTCTCAAAATGTAAAGTTCATTCAGAAAGGAGCAACTATGGCAGATAATCCGATAACAAGAAAAGAGAAATATCTTGCTAAATTAACTGGGAGTTATACCGGAAATGTCCCGGATCCAATTACACGGGTAGAGAAATATTTATACGATTTATGTCAGAAAGGCATTGGCGGACTGACTCCAGAAGAGATAGAAAATGCAGTAAATAAATATCTCAAAGAGAACCCTGTGCAACCTGGAGCCACAGAAGAGCAGGCGCAGCAGATTGAGCAGAACAAAGCGGCCGTTGCGTCGCTAAAAGAAGATTTATCCAACAAAATCACAAAGTTCTATGCATCGAATCAGGGCGAAACCCATCTTGCTGATTCTGACAATGGCAAGATTCAAGATATGATGATATATGGCAAATCATCACAGGATGGAACACCAACGCCAGAGAATCCAGTTGAGATCAAGAGCGTTGTGAATCCAACTGTGAAGGTGTCAAACGAAGATGGAACACAATTTAAGACCGTCACTCTCCCATATACATTGAACGCAATCCCTGTAAACTCAGGCGGTAACGTTACAATTGATGGTCAGCAGTATATTGCAGATTATGTGGATGTGGAACGTGGGAAATTGGTTAGGATGTGCAAAGAATATGTCATTACTGGCTCTGAAAGACTGGCAATGTATTGGCTTGGGAATGCGTCATATTTAAGAAATGTATGTTGTATAAATAATTTTGAAAATATAGTTTTATATGATGGAATAAATCCACTTGCAATGTCTGACATGTTTATTGGTAAAATAAGTGAGAATGCAGATGATGAACGTGCTATATACTTGATGCTTCGTGGAAGTGGTGATAAAACACTTGCTATTAAATTCCTTGATAGTGATGGAATAACGACTGTTGATTTAGCAAAACAATGGCTAATAGAACATAAACCTAAAACTGTATTCGTATTATCAACTCCAGAAGAAACCGACCTAACACCAGAAGAGAATGAAGCATTCAAAGCACTTGCAACATATTATCCAACCACAAATATATCTGTCAATTCAGAGCAGTTGGACGGATATACAGTATTTAACTATCCAATAAGTATGGCTAATATCATAACATCCTTGAAAACCAAAACGGAAAATCTGGAATCTGCGAATTACACCGACAGAGGTACATTATCCGATACTGACGCATTTCTGGTTAATGACGGTACAGGAATGAAAAAGAGTGTGCTGAGCAAGCTGTCAGACTTTGTCCTTAATAAAATTGCCGACAAAGTATTCGAGAAGCTTCAGACGAACGACAAAACAATTCTGGGAGCGATTAATGAACTTAATGACATTGTTGGTTATGACAATGCAGCTGCTCATAATGCTATTTATCGCGGTAAAAACTTAGGTACACAGTTTACTGCGGAAATGTCTGCCAATATTAAGAACGGCACATTCAAAGATATGTATTGTGGTGACTACCTTGTAATCAATGGAACTGCATATAGATTTATGGATTTCGATTATTTATACAAAACTGGTGGCACATCTTTAGATACTCATCACATCTTAGTAGTTCCTGATGCACCGATGTACAGTCATGTGATGAATGATACAAATACCACAGAGGGTAGTTATGTGGGTTCCAAGATGTATAAGTCTGGACTCGATCAAGCTCTTACAAAGATTAAGGCAGACTTTGGTGAATCTCATATTGTTACTTATAGGAATTTATTAGTTAATACTGTCTCTAATGGTATTTCTAGTGGATGGGATTGGTATTCAAGACAGATTGATCTCATGAATGAAGAGATGGTCTATGGAACAAGAGCTTGGTCACAGGCTTCTCAGAATGGTTTTGATACTGGTACAAATAAATCCCAGTTGGCAGCATTCAAACATAACCACTCTCTCATCTCATCTTGCAGATCATGGTATTGGCTCAGGGCGGTTCGTTCCTCTTCGGATTTCTGCCGTGTGTTCAGCGATGGTGGTGCGGCCAACGCCGGTGCTTCCGCTTCTGGCGGGGTGCGCCCTTGGTTCCTCATCAGCTAAGTGTAGCGGAGCGAAACGCAGCGATCTTAAATCTCCATACAACTATGATTTATGCAAAGCTTAATCAAGAGTCGGTCAGATACAATCATCACAAATATGTTATTTAGCATTATCCGGCAGGCAATCACCTGTCGGATTTTTAAATTGGTACAGAGATGCCTTAACGCTAAATGCTATAATCAGAATTAGGTAAGAATCTTTGTGAAAGGAGCGGGCAACATGACAACTGAACAAAAGAACGTCCTGAGAAAGATTATTTACGCAGTCGAAACCGGCGGGCAGGTCTATGGACAGCAGGATTATTCGGACTTCACAGAAGCCTACACTAATTCTTCTGAAGAACACGCAATCACAATCGGGGCCGGGCAGTGGTACGCAACCGAAGCACAAACACTTTTGAAACGGATTCATGATGCAGATACGGCACAATGGGACAGACTGGACAATATCGGGTTATGGGAGCAGGTACAGAACGAAGATTGGAGTTGTTACAACATTTCTTCTAAAAGCCAGTTTGCTACGCTCATAGTACGGCTCATATCGTCCAAAACGGGTATTAAATGCCAAGATAGCCTTATGGATGAACAATTAGCCACTTATGCAGATGAAGCCCTTAAAATGGGTGTCACGGACGCTAGAGGGCAAGCTATGTGCGTGAACTTTAGACACCAAGGTGGACTAGGGGCAGTAACGAGGATTCTAGCAAAGACTCAGAAGCCATACACACTCGATAATCTCTATGCAGCCTGCCAGACTGATACAGGAAACCAGGTCGGGGTATATAAGAGCAGACAGAAGTTTGTTTACGATGCATTAAAGACATATTTTCCAGAAAGTGAGGAAACAGGTATGAACGCAATTGACAAATTAATCCAGATCGCAAAGAATGAAATTGGATATCTTGAAAAAGCAAGCAATAGTCAGCTTGATAGCAAGACAGCAAATGCCGGTTCCAATAACTATACAAAATATTGGAGAGATGTAAAGCCATCTTATCAAGGACAGCCATGGTGTGCCGGCTTTGTGAGTTGGTGCTTCATGAAATCTTTTGGACAGGAGAAAGCAAAGGAACTCTTAAAACACTGGCCTTATGTGTACTGTCCGACAATGGCGGATTTATTTACTTTGAACAGCAATCCAAAAGTTGGGGATATTGTTATTTTCTACAGAAACGGAGTGTTTGCGCACACCGGAATTGTAATAAAGGTATCAGGAGATCAATTCTGGACAGTCGAAGGGAATACTTCTGGTGGCTCTACAATTATTGCAAATGGCGGTGGTGTGTGCCAAAAAAGTTACTACAACAGCAACCTCCCGGGAACAAAATTCTGCACTCCAAACTACAATTTAGTTAAAAATACAACATCAGTTTCAGACTCAGATACAGTCAAAAAGCAGAACACAAGAGCCTACATTGCACAGATAAAAAAGGACACAAAATGTTATACAAAATCAAACAAAAATAGCCTATCTAAACTGTTTCCGAAGTTGAAAAAAGGTGCAGTTGTAGAGGTGATGAAGTACACAGAAACTGACAGTTCCGGGCTGAAATGGTACTTCATCCGCATCCCACATCCGACAGAAGGGTTTGTTTTTGAATTTGTCCCAAAAGGAACATTTACCAGAATTTCAGAAATTCATAAATAAAAACTCCCGGGGATAGTACCCCGGGAATCATGCTTCTTATAACATATTGTATCATTTCGTTTTGTAAATCCTATTAGTTCGTTGGACACACGTTGGTCACAAATAAGAAAAAACATTTCCTAATTAAATATCCTCTAAAGTACTGTATTTAAAGGACTTTTTGACATTTGCATAGTTCTAATTTAATGTCCTAATTAAATACAATTAGAATAATGAAAATGAAATGAGTGAATTCCTTGCAAAATCGCTGAGAATGTTGATTTTACAAGGGTTTCACGCGTTTTTATGTTCTGAATTGTGATGAATAAAATTGATAAAATAAGATTCCGTTAGTCACAGTTAGTCACAAATGGGACTTTTATCTTTTCAATCTCTATTCGGAGTTCTTCTAGTGTCCTGTGTCCATATACCGCGTTTGTAACATCTCCACCAAAAGAGTGACCCAGCATTCGCTTCCGGTCGTTTTCCCGGACGCCGTATTTTTCACATAACATGGAAAAAGTATGCCGGCAGTCATGCGGAGTGTGCTTCGGATCGCCAACAATTCCAAGACGTTCAAGCGTAGGATAGAACAGAGCGTTGCGGTGGTGCTGCTGAGTATATACACAGAGCTTCCCATCTTGAGTAAGAACCTTTTGCTTAGCAAATTCGTATACCGCCGAATGAATTGGTACTACGCGGTCCTTTCCTGCCTTAGTCTTGATCCCGCCCTGAAAGTATCTCTCTTCCAAGTTAGTCGTCAACTTAAGTACTTCGCCGATTCTCCAGCCAGAATAACACATGATTAATATAAGCTGCACTTCCGGATCAGCAGAATTCTTCCAGAGAATTTTTAACTCATTGTCAGAAAATGGTGTTCCATGTTCAGTGTCGTCATCCGCGTTGACTTTTACATACAAAGCCTTGTTTTCTGTTACAATTTCTGAGTAAACAGCGTATTTATACATCTGCTTGAACAGCGTAAGAATTGCCATAAGGCTCTGACGTTTTAACGGGCAGTCATCAATTACCTTTTGCAGATCAGGCGCTTTTAAATCCTCGAATACACGATCATACAGAGCCGTGCAGTTTGAGTAAGCGGTCTGGTAAGCTATCTTTGAACTATAAGAAAGTTTTGAACCCTCTGGAAACTTCCATGCGTAAAACTTCTTATATACCTCTGAAAACGTCAATTTCTTGATTTCCGGGTGTTTATCCTCGACACCCTTGATTGTATTGTAGTCAGCAATCAAACGAGTAACAAGGGTATCTACGTCCGTTGTAGGTGATATCTCAAGGTCTCGTTCCATCCCTGGCTGATATGTTCCTGCCTTGTATGCGGTCAGTACAGTAAATCCTTTAATCCAGTCGTCTACATAGCAGATTGCAGGCGGTCGGACGGGCTTTCCGGTCTTTTCATCCAGTACTGCCGGAGGATGGACCGCAAATGGATTCCTACGGTTGCCGCCCAGGTACCGTATTGTTCCGAAACTGTTAGGGAGCTTCGGGTATTTCTTTCTTTTCTTCGCCATTTTTATTCCCTCTTTCTGTAGCTGTATTTTAGGTATAAAAATAACAGCCGAACAAACTTTCTGACTTGCCCGACTGCTCCGAAGATGATACAATATGTTTTGCCAGAATATTACATTTCTTCGGAGATGTATAAACGCCACCTCGGTACGCCAATGCCGGGGTGGTTTTTATTTTTATTCTATTTCTTCAATATCGACTGAATATCCGAGAACTTCTCCGACAGTTGTACATTTTCCCTTTAGTGTGACTGTATCACCTTTTGCCATTGATGCGACTTTCGAACGCTGCTCATCATTTTTAATCTGGCACTGAACGCCGATTATCGCATATTCATCGTCAGGATAGAGGGAGATATATTTTCCAGATGAATCAATGTTCCCAAGTCTACCAGTGATTTCTAAGTATTGCCCTTTGTATTTATCAGATGCTCCAAGTGCGTTATCATCGAGCTGAGACATCATATCATTGACTGATACGGCTGTGTATTCAATTGGTGTATGTGTATCAGTTTCTTTTGCAGATTCCGTCTTTGCAGATGTGCTGGAAGAAGACGTGGTGTTTGAATCCGAATTTCCACCAATGGCACCGATAACGCCAATGGCAACAACTGCTAAAACTACCCATTTGAGTTTTCCACCTTTTTTCTTACTCATAGAATTGCTCCTCCTAATAGCTTTATTCACCGCACCTCGCACTTTTCATGCGGATTATGTATTTTGTGCCGCTGATTTTGCAATGTTATGTAAAGTACGGTTATTCGTGGTATTTTTATTTTATCATTTTAAGAGCGCGTTGTAAAGATTTAGAACGAAATAGAGTGATTTAGATGAAAAAGAAATGTTTTTTCTATAAAATAGTGAGAGTTCATGCATATCATTGGCAGTTGCCAAGAGTCGGAATAGGTGGTATAATAGCAAAAGAGAACTAATGTTCGGTTCTATTCCCCACAGCCGGACATATACTGTAGTGTAGGCGGTAGTTGTGACAGGGAGGGTTATTTATGGATTATAAGAAAGAAATTATTGAAATGATACAAAAGATAGAAAACAGACGTTGGCTGAGATCAATATACGTTTTCATAAAAACATTAATCGGTTAAAAAGAAAAGCCAAGGGTTTGCGCATTGCCCTTGGCTATTTTCTCATTTCTTTTCGTAAATCGTGTCTAGGAGCTTTTCTAAATTATCCCATCCAGAATCATCTAGCTTTGCTAGAGCATTGATGAGACGGTATTTAAAATCATCATCACTAGACTTTAGAACATTTCCGAACAACTTAGAAATTTCATCGCTTTTGTTCTCTGGCTGAAACATTTCTCCAGTTCCATTTCTTAGCCATTCTTCGTTTACAGAACATTTCTCACAGATTAATTGAATTACTGCGTCTGTAGGAGTTCTTCTTCCAGTTTCATAACTGGATAAATTTGCCTTTGGTATTCCCAAAAAGCTTGCAAATAAATCTTGACTCTTCCAATTAGGATTAGAATTTCTTATTTGCTTTATTCTGTTTTTCAATTCGTACACCTCCTTTCAAATAAGATTATACACCACATAATTAAAAAAGTAAATATTAAAAATTGTACAATGTACAAAAATAGTGCTTGACAAAAGTTGTACATAGTATTATATTAAGAGTGTACAAAGTACAACAAAGGAGGTGAAAAAAAAACAGTGAAGCGCAAGAAAAAAGAAATCGACAAAACAATTTCTGACCTGTGGAATCGTATCTGGGATTTGCAAGACCAGACAAACAAAATCAAGAAAGCAGTTCTGACAGGTGAAAAAGGTGATTTAAAGATGCCAGAAAGAAGGATTGTTCCTCCAGATGAGCCTATTCCGTTTGGCGGGGCAGTAGATATGGACTGTATCTTTGAGAAAGAACCATGTGAACAGGTAGACGTTGAATTTACAGTGAAAGAAACTTTGCAAATGTATTCACATTATGTAGATTCATTGTCTACCGATACACATGTATTGGGAGTTATTGCAATAGTTTCTCTAATAATTGCAATAGTGGCTCTGCTTGTATAGAAATTGAGAAAAGACTGGTAATCAGCGCAATGATTGACAGAATAGTTGTTATCCAAAATCTGGATATATCTTGAAAATATGCTTTCATGGCGACTTCACCCGCTTGTGTGATTTCATATGCGTGGTCTTGCGACCTTGAACGCATAAAGCACTTTTTACTGAAAAGGTATCTGCAAGCATCTGCTTCACGCTGATTACTAGGTGTAAATCCAAAATTTCTTAAAGCTTTTTTCAATATTTTATATTGATATCTTGTTATCAAATGAACACCTCCTTTGCAGGAGAGTATATCACAAGAAAGGAGTGAGCGCATGTCTGAAAAAGAAAAAAGAATCGTTGAAAAGCTGAAAAACGCGATTCCTAATATGTCAGAATTTGACAAGGGATACATTCTCGGTAAGACGGAAAGTTTTTCCGAGAATAATCTGGAGAAAAAATCAGATAAGAAAGAAGTAGTTAATTCAAATTAGAAAGGATAAGTATGAACGAATTAAGAATCACAGAGTACAAGGGCATTCGAGTTCTTACTACTCAGCAAATTGCGAAAGCGTATGAAACTGATAGGAAAGTAATTTCCTACAATTTCAATCATAATAAGGAAAGATACGCAGAAGGAAAACATTATATTTGTCTTACAGACGATGAATTAAAGGCGTTTCGTGAAATTCACGATTTGCCGACCAATCTCAATAAATTATACCTCTGGACAGAAAAAGGAGCTTTTCTCCATGCCAAGTCGCTGAACACCGATAAAGCGTGGGACGTATACGACAGGCTTGTCGATACATATTTTGAAAAGCCGCAGGCAAAACAACTTTCTCCAGTGGAAATGATGCGTATTCAGCTTGGAATGATTGACGATCACGAGAACCGCATTAATAACCTTGAAAATACCATGACTATTGACTATGCACAGCAGGAATCTATTAGAGACTTGGTGTCAAGTGTCGTAATTGCTCACCTTGGTGGGAAAGAGTCAAATGCTTACAAGGAAATTGGCAAGAAAGTATTTGCTGAATGCAACAGGGATATAAAGACTTACTTCGCAGTAAACGCCCGTAATAACATCCCTAAGCTGAGATTTAAAGAATCTATGGAATATGTCAGAAATTGGCATCCATGCACCAATACAGTAATGATGATACGTGACTGTAACGCTCAAATGAGTATCAGTTAGAAAAGAGGTTTATATGAGTGCAGTTGATAATTACGTAGAGCAGAATGCACAGGTTCATCAGTTTGCCGCAGAAGTGGCAAGAATCATATCTGGTATCCCACAGATGCCAGAGTTCTCAAACGAGCGCCTGACAGTATCAGATGTGAGTAAAATGACAGGCATTCCTACACCATCTGTCAGAGCAGGAATTATATACGGATGGTTGCCTATCGGTACGGCGTATCGTGGGAATAAAGTGATTCACGACAGAAAAGGTTCTGGCAGAATAGAATTTGTTATCTCTCCAAGAAAGCTCTGGGAAGAAACAGGATACATCTGGAGAGGAAAAGAAGCATTAAAGTGATAGTGCCCCGGCGGTGAAGCACCACCAACCGGAGCTATGCACTTACTAAACCACACTTAGTAGGTACAGGTTAATTATAACTTCGTATCTGCTAATTGTAAATACTAAAAAGGAGAAATTAGCACGATATGAGCAGAAATAGCACAAATAAATGTGAAAACGTTCCGACATGGGACGAACTTGAGTTCATTCTTGCGACAGAAATTGTCGAAGAAAGCAGAAAAAAAGCAAGAAAATGGTTCACGGCATGGATTGTGACCGCGGCCGCACTGGTAGCAAGCAATCTGGCATGGATTATGGGAGAAATGAAATGAAAGAGTATGCGCTGATTGCTGTTTGTATGCTTGCCGGGAAATATGTGGACATACCTATTTGGCTGAACATCTTTTTTGGCATCTCGGCAGCATGGGCGGTGCGCCAGATGAAAGCAGACTGGCGGTAGGAAATAAGGAGGATAAGAAGATGTTCGAGAAAGAGATTGACGAAATTTACGAACTCTGTAAAAGAGTTGCTAATGAAGTTCCGACAGCAAGTGCCACGTTCAACTATTCAATTTATGGTATGAGCGTATTTGGACTCAAAAGGAAGGAAGATGCTTGCCTTCCCAAAGACAAATTTAAATGGGATTTGTACCAAAACGTATCTTTTAATTCATTTTACGAGAAAGAAAGCCGTGAAAAGCTTAATAAAATCAAAGCTTTCTTGCTGGAACTTCTGATAGATGGGAAGTGTCCGCATGAATAAGCAGGCTGCAATCTTAAAGCTCTTGCCAAGCCTGGAAATCGTGAGCTGCATTAATGAGCTTCTTCGTGAGCTTCAGTCAAGAGGCGATTATATCCTTGACTACGAGAACTGCGATATGTCACTGGATCATATCGAATACCACAAGGCAGAAGATATCGACGGAGAGAAGTTCGGAGATGCATCAGATAACCTTTATTGTTTCTTTAAGGCGGTGTAAGTATGGACGAACGCATTCAAGAAGTATTGAGATTAATTGACATACAACTTGCTACAGTGCCGGATAATCCGATTGAAGAACAGTACAAGGCAAGAACACTGGCGAGCTATGTACAGGCTTTAAATGGGCTTTTAGTGGCTCAGAAATCATATAAGGAGGAACAAAAATGACTGAATTTGAAATCCATATACCGGCACGTAAAAAGGCAGTAGTGTCAGAACGAGACATGGCGGTAAAAGTGACCGGGGAAGCGTATAATGCGTTGACAGAAATTTACAATGAAAGCACTTTATCAATGCGCCAGATCGCAAGTCTTCTGATTGTAGAAGGTAGCAAACATATCGTATACGACAAAGCGGAGGTGTGAGCTATGGCAAACTTAATTGGAATCATGGGTGAACCCGGAAGTGGTAAAAGTACATCCCTTCGCAATCTCAATCCAGAAGAAACTTATTACTGTGATTGCGATGGAAAAGGTCTGAATTGGAAAGGGTGGAGAGATCAGTATTCCGCTGATAAGAACAATTATGTAAAGACCAGTTTTCCGCAGACTATAATCAAATATCTTTTAAACATTGCAGAAAAAGCACCACATATCCATTATTTCGTTGTTGATACCGTAAATAACTTAATGGTATCAGACGAAATGAGAAGATGCAAAGAGAAAGGCTATGACAAGTGGATGGACCTCGCCTCGAGCATCTGGGACTTGGTAGATATTCCGTCAAAGCTCAGAGATGATCTGACAGTGATCCTGCTGTTCCACACGCAAACAGAAATGACTGACGCAGGCTATGAGTTTACCAGAATCAAAACCAATGGAAGGAAGACTGAGAAAAACAACATCGACAGTAAGTTCAACTGGCTGCTCAGATCAATGAAGCAGGAGAACACTTATTGTTTTTCAACCACTTCTCATAATGACACTGCAAGAACGCCACTGGGAGCATTTGAAGAGGAATATATTCCAAATGATATTACAAAAGTCATTGAAGTTATGAAGGAGTTTTGAGAGAACAAAACTGGTATGTATTTTTAATAGGCCGATACGCCTATCGGATAAGATGCGAATCGCATTATATTCATCAATTATACCATGACAAAGCAATTCGCGAGTACAGGAAATGTTCAAGCAAAGAAGAAGCTATTTCTATGTGCTATGACTATAACAAATATTTAAAAAGGAGATAAAAAACATGGCAATTAAAAGATTTGGAGATTATGAAAAAACACAGGCTTATGGAGATTATGAAGTACTTCCAAAAGGTGGCTATGTGGTGAAAATTCTTGGAGCCGAAGTTTGTAACAACAGTGTAGGTCAGTATGTAAAAATCAGTTGCGATATTGCAGAAGGCGAATATACGGGCTTCTATGCAAAAGAGTATAAAGCCCAGCAGAGCGAGGATAAGAAATGGCACTGCAATTATCTTCTAAATATTCCGAATGATGACGGATCAGAAAAAGATAACTGGACGAAGAGACGTTTTAAAACATTTACAGAAGCCCTTGAAGAATCCAATCCGGGATACCATTTTGACTGGGATGAACAGAAATTCAAAGGCAAAATTGCCGGCGGTCTTTTCAACGAAAGAGAGTATGAGAAGAATGATGGAAGTGTTGGAAGAGCCACCAATTTGGCAGCCTTCTGTAAAGTCGATAAAATCCGCTCCGGTGATTACAAACTTCCAAAAGACAAAATCTTAAGTAGTAATAATTCTTCACGCACTAATTCAGATGATTTCATGAGTGTTCCAGACGGTGCAGATGAGGAGATGCCATTCAACTAATGGATATTTTTGATCAAAAAGAAGTCTTAAAGTCTTTCCAGATTCTTGTTGATTCCAGGGAACAAGCGACCGAGCGAGCGGAGAAGCGGTATAAATCCTTTTCCGCTCCGTACAGTCGAGCAACATTGGATTATGGTGATTACACCTATAATGCAATATTACCAGATGGCAGTTCGCTTTTCGATACACGCAAAACCATTAAGCCATTCTGCGTGGTAGAACGAAAAATGAATTTAGATGAATTAGCTGCGTGTTTTACCAGAGGACGTGAGAGGTTCCAAAGAGAGTTTGAGCGAGCATTAGATCAGCAGTGCAGGATTTACCTCATCTGCGAAAATTCGAGCTGGGAAAACCTTTTGAACGGTAAATATCGAAGCAAATTCAACTCCAATGCGTTTTTAGCGTCCAGTATCGCATGGATGGTCCGATACAACATGAATGTGGTTTTTTGCAAAGAGGAAACATCTGGAAGACTGATAAAAGAAATTTTATACAGAGATTTAAAAGAAAGACTTGAAAGGGGTGAGTTTGATGGTTGTAAATTCGATTCAACTCACAGGTGATAGCAATGAGTGAATATCCGAGTATGTATGATGCGGCTATCGAATATGCCAAAAAAGGATTTGCTGTCTTCCCGTTAAAGTACCGCGATAAAGTTCCGCTTACCAGGAATGGATGTAAGGACGCAACTACGGACGCGGCTCAAATAAAAGCCTGGTGGCAGAAATATCCAAATGCAAACATAGGTCTTGCGACTGGTTCAGTTAGCCAGAATGTATTTGTAATTGATTTAGACATTGACGAAGATCGCGGAATAGATGGGTACCATTCACTTGAAGATTGGCAGCGTGAACACGGTGATTTCCCAGAAACATGGACGGCTGTCACAGGGCGTGGCGGATACCATTTGTACTATCGTGGAAATGGTAAAATAAAGAACCGGGCCGGAATTATTGATGGTGTAGATATTCGTGGAAATGGCGGGTATGTAGTAGCTCCTCCATCAATACATAAGAATGGCAATCGGTATGAATGGGAATATTCACCGGATGAATTTGAAATTGCAAAGGCTGATAATAATGTAGAATACTTCTTGAGCCATGACGATCAGAAGCAAGGTACAACTTTTACCATGCCGAATATTGTGGCAGCAGGGCAAAGAAATCAAATGCTTTTTCGTTTTGCATGTATGATGCAGGCGAAGGGAGCATCAGATCAATCAGTGTTCGCCGCTACCATGGCTGAGAATGAAAGCTCCTGCTCACCTCCATTAACTGAACAGGAGGTCAAAGTCATTGTATCAAGCGCAACTAAATATGATAAAGGAAAGCCCATTCACATTGACTCAGAGGGGGTTGCAACGCAAGGATGGAGGGAGCCGGAGTTTGATTTTACAGAAAAAGGAACAATGATTCAGAGCATTAAGAACATGTGTGAAGCCATTGAGTACGACCCTGATTTGTATGGACATATTAAATATAACGAGTTATCATACGCGCCCTTTGTTTGTGGAAGTCTCCCGTGGGAGCATGTAAACATGTATAGGGAATGGAGTAACAGCGATGACAGTAATTTGAAGTCGTACATTGAATCAAAATACGGGCTAAAGAGTCTGGAGAAGATCATGGAAGCACTTAATATCGTGGCAAACAGAAACAGATTCAATCCTGTTGTTGATATGCTTACCGACATTCATAAGAATAAGTGGAATAAAAAGACGGGATATATCAGCAAATTACTTCCAGAATATCTGGGAGTGGAAGACACAGAGTATTCCAGGGAGTGTATGAAACTGTTTATGTTGGGTGCAATCAGCAGGGCATTCCATCCGGGATGCAAGTTTGACTACATGCCAGTATTATACGGCTCACAGGGAATTGGAAAATCTACATTTCTGAGACTCTTATCACTCAATAATGCATGGTATAACGACAATTTCAATACAGTCGAGGGCGACAAAGCCCCGGAAAAGCTGCGCGGTATGTGGATGGTGGAACTGGCAGAACTGCTGGCTACTAAAAAAGCAAAAGAAGTTGAGAGCATCAAAGCATTTTTAACGTCCACAGTGGACACGTACAGGCCTCCATATGGGCGCAGAACAGAGCAGAGACCAAGAGTGTGTGTATTTGCCGGAACAACCAACAATGACCGTTTCCTGACTGATAGAACAGGCAATAGACGATTCCTTCCGATAGTCACGAGAAAAGAACATGTCCTGAAATCCATGTTTGATGATCCACAAGCCGTAGCGTCAGACTTTACAAACGCTTGGGGAGAAGCCATGGAGCTTTTTGAAAGGGCCGATAGAACACCTAAGTTAATTCTTCCAAAGAATTTACAGCGATATATAGAGGACAAACAGGAGGAATTTATGGAGGAGGACGTGAGAGTTGGAATTATTCAAGAATGGCTAGACCATACAGCGGAACCTCGCGTTTGCGTCGCAATGCTATATGAACAGGCGCTGGGTAACGAGGGCCGCAAGCCCACAAGGTTCGAGTCCAACGAAATTCACTCCATCATGCAGAACTGCATTGACGGATGGGAAAGGGAAAATGGTGGGAAACGGGTGAGATGTGGAAAGTATGGTCCGCAGATATGCTACCAAAAAGTCAGAAAATTAAGTGAATTTGAAAAAATGTGTGAGTGTGAGATACCATTTGACTAGAACTGGTTACACTTAGTTACATTTAGTTACACCCCAAGATACACCTCAAACCCTTATAAATACTGTATTTTTTACTTAGTGTAACTAATGTAACTAATATTTTACTATAAAGTATATTTTAATAATTATATAAAAAGGTAATTATAGGAAAAATTAAATACTTATGTTACACGTTACGCATTCAAGGGGGAAGAAATGGCAAGCGTAAGAAAAGATGATATTCCAATGATGGCAATGTTTATGCCTAAATTATGGGAATTAATAAAAGAGTTTTACCTGGTTGAGCTCACAGATGAATATTCAAAAGCAGCTTATGACCGCTGTATGGAATTGATAGAAATATATTCAGATCCATTAGCAAAAGAATTTGTTTTAGCATTTTGCAAATTTATTGATTCTAAACAAAGGGAAGTGAGAAAGAATGTACAACACGAAGAATAGATACGAGCAGGGACAGGCTCTTAGAAAAGAAATCTACATGTATGTAGTAAGCTACTTCAAACTTGTTGGATACGCACCATCGGTCAGCGAGATTTGCGAGAAGGTAGACGCAAGCAGAGCTACCATCTGGAGACATTTAAACCAGCTTATTGATGATGGGTTGCTTAAAACAGCACACCCGAGTACTGATAGAGCCTATGCTCCGACAGGATACGGGTTCGGAAAGGCGAAGAAATGAACAAAATGCGTGAATATGAACGCGGCAGGGAAGATGGTCTTGACCTTGCTAGACGAATCACCAGAGAGGGCGGTCTTGAAGCCCTCGAAAAGGAATGCAGATTCAGGGGAGTAACAGGAATACATACTTCCCTGGCAAGAAAGGACCTGGACAAAGCATCTGAGAAGATCAAGCAGCTTGTATCTGAATGCTGCGTGATCATGGCGATAGCTGTTCTGCATGATGAATTTGGATTTGGTCAGAAAAGATGCCAGAAGTTCATGGCAGGCATGGACAAAGCTTCAGACTATATCGACCAGGGCTTAGCTGAATGGATTGATTATGTGCAGGCTATCAAGGAAGAACTGGGAATTGAATTAAGCTTTTCAGGAGAAATAAAAAGACATGATTGATAATCTGATTATAGACGCATTTGCAGGCGGCGGTGGAGCATCAGTTGGAATTGAGATGGCTCTTGGAAGACCAGTAGACATAGCGATTAACCATGATCCTGACGCTATCCTGATGCACAAGACGAATCATCCCGGAACGCTGCATCTGACAGAAGATATTTTCAAAGTAGACTTGCAGAAATATGTTGGGAACCAGCACGTAGCGTTGATGTGGGCTTCGCCAGATTGTACGAGCCATTCAAAAGCGAAAGGCGGTCAGCCGAGAAAGCAGGGACTTCGTATTCTTCCGTGGGCTGTATATAAGCACGCAAAGGCGATTCTCCCAGATGTAATCATTATGGAGAATGTAGAAGAAATTCAGCAATGGGGACCATTGGACGAGGAAGGACATCCTATCAAGGAAAGAGCCGGTGAAGATTATCGAAAATTTATTTCAGCAATGGTAAATATTGGATATGAATTTGATAGCCGGGAACTCGTAGCTGCGGATTATGGAGCACCGACTACAAGAAAGCGTTGGTATGCGGTGTTTCGTAGGGATGGAAAGCAGATAGTATGGCCAAAGCCTACGCATAATCGCTTGGGAACAGACGGCCTGAAGCCATATGAGCAGTGTGGAGATTACATTGATTGGTCGGACTTAGGTAAAAGTATATTTGACCGTCCGAAACCACTGGCAGAAGCAACACAGAAACGCATTGCAAATGGAATCAAGAAATACATCGTTGATAATCCAGAGCCGTATATTGTACGGAATAAAGATGCACTGGCATTTATCATTCAATATCATGGAGAAACCAGGCAAGGCGATTCCAGAGGACAATTGCTGACTGAACCGATAAAAACCATTGATACCTCAAACAGATACGGACTTGTGACAGCTTTTATTACGAAATATTACAAAACCGGAATCGGTCAAGGATGTGACGCACCAATACATACAATAACCACATCACCCGGGCACTTCGGCGTGATATCCGCATTCTTAGTCAAGTATTACGGAACAGGATGCGGACAGGTACTTAACGAACCGCTTGGAACCATTACCACAAAAGACAGGTTCGGACTGGTAAACGTTCTGGTTGATATTCATGGAGAGAAATACATTATATCAGATATTTTTCTCAGAATGCTAAGGCCGGAGGAATTAAAGGTGATGCAGGGATTTCCAAAAGATTACATTATTGATCGGGACTATAAATGGAGAAATTACCCGATTGCAAAACAAGTAGCGAGAATTGGAAACAGCGTTGTGCCGGTTATGGCAGAAGCGCTTGTGAAAGCTAATTGTCCGTATCTGAAAGTCGGAGAGCGCAAAGCTGCACCGGTGATTTATATGCAGAATAACGGACAAGTAGCATTTGGATAGGAGAAAAATGAAGTTTAAGCATAGAAAGGAATAACACTTATCCTCGTGAAACGAGGTTCCGCCTAATCAGAATAGGTTGGGTAAAATTTGATAAATGCTAGACTGGAATGCCTTGGTTCTCCTGCGTAGTGCAGAACAGACTAACGGTCAGAGGCAATAACTCCCAAGGCTACAAAGCAGATTGTAAAATTGCCATACGGATAATTGTAGTATGGCGTGTGAAAGAATTAATTGAAAAATCCATAGATAGGTTGAAACTGGCAAGTGATATTTCACTGAAACATTATAACAAACCACTTGTATGTGAGTATTCCGGCGGAAAGGATTCGGATGTACTTTTGGAGCTGTTCAGAATATCTGAAATCCCGTTTGAGGTTCATAATTCACATACCACTGTTGACGCGCCGCAGACAGTAAGACATATCAAAAATGTGTTTTCCGAATTGGCAGACAATGGTATCAAATGCGAGATCGACTATCATGTGCGGAAAAACAACAACCGTCTTACAATGTGGAATCTTATTCCCAGAAAGCTAATGCCACCTACCAGAATCGTTCGGTATTGCTGCTCAGAACTGAAAGAGGGCGGCAATCCAAACAGAATGATTGCAACAGGTGTTAGATGGGCTGAAAGTAGTAAGAGAAGCAACAGAAGCCCATTTGAAGTATTAGGGCAGACGGCAAGCAAAAGCATTGGCGTTTCTGACGAGAAAATGCTTATCACAGATAATGGCGATACTCGAAGGTTGTTTGAAAATTGTCAGATGAAAGCAAAGACAGTAGTCAATCCAATCATTGATTGGACAGATCAGAATATCTGGCAGTTCATTGGAGAGAGAAATATTCGGGTGTGTGAGCTGTACCAATGCGGATATGGTCGGTTAGGCTGTTTGGGTTGTCCACTTGCATCAAAGAAGCAGAGGGAAAAAGAAATGTATGATTTTCCGAAATACAAGCAAGCTTACATACATTCTTTTGACAGAATGATCAAGGAACGCAAGCGACGTGGGAAAGATACAAAGTGGAGCTGCAGTGAAGAAGTTTATCTATGGTGGATGCAAGATAACAATATAGTTGGTCAGATGGAATTATCTGATTTTATTGAGTATTAGAATCATTCACCAATTTCACAATAGCGTGCCAGTTGCTTACATGGGGAAAGCGAGGATAGAAATGAGAAAGAATAATTACACTTCATTCTTCAAAACGAAACCAAAAAAAGTAGAGAGATACATTCGTTGCAGGAAATGTGGCGGAAACATGGAATGGAGCAGGGACTTTCCACCACAAATTAAATGTCCGAAGTGCGGATATACGGTATATCCAAAACCTTATGAGCCAGATTGTATCAAACTGCCAGAAACATTTGAAGAATATTATGAATTATACGAGAAAGTGAGGACACAAAATGTTAATCAGAAGTCAGGATAAAGAGATATTAGTTAATTTTAATGTATCAGCTGGTATCGAAATTACAGAAGGGACTACAAAAACAGTTGTAACATCATATATCACTGGATGCAGTTATTTGCTCGGAGAATATTCCACAAAGAAAAAAGCTATCAAGGTACTGGGCATGCTTCAGGAAGCCTATGTAAATGGACATATTGATTATCAGATGCCAGAGGACAGTGAGGTGGTTGTATGATTACATTCTTATTAGGATTCACCCTTGGAACCATATTCGGAGTGGCTGGTCTTGTATGTGTGGCAATCATGTACGACAAGCACCACCCAGACGATTAGAAAGGAGAACGGTATGCTGACAAGGAACAAAAAGCTGAAAGACTTCCCGGCGGAGTACGGATATCTGCTTTCCAGTGCTGCCTTGTCAGCTTGCCCGAAGAACACTGTGATAGCGGATATGGTTATCGAGAATATCCTACACCGGAAAAGTTACAGGAAAATCAGCAGAGAAAGATATATCCCGATGAACCCGAAAGACTTTTACGGATACAGGCGCAAGACCGTCGCTGTACTGTATGAGAGAATGCGATTGTTGGGAGTGTGGGAGGAATAAGAGGGCAAAATGGAAAAAAGTTTGTTTAGCAGCAATTCCGATCAATGGGCTACACCTAAATATATTTTCGATGAATTAAACAAAGAGTTTGATTTCACACTAGACCCATGTGCGGACGCAAAAAACCATAAATGCGAGAAATTTTTTACTAAAAATGAAAATGGTCTTATACAGGATTGGGGAGGAATGCGAGTGTTTTGCAACCCACCCTACGGAAGAGAAATATATCAATGGGTTGAAAAAAGCTATCAGGAAGGACATAAAGAGAATACGCTCGTTGTTTTACTAGTTCCGGCAAGGACAGACACGAAGTGGTTTCAAGATTTTGTATATCACAGATCTGAGATTAGATTTTTGAGAGGAAGGTTAAAATTCGGAGACAGTAAGAATAGCGCACCGTTTCCGTCAATGATAGTAATTTTTAGAGGACCTAAAATGTAAGCACAGGGAGGAATCAGATGAGTAGACTAATAGATGCTGACGAATTAATTAAATACATTAAAATTTGGGAAATTGGGACAAGTATTAGTTCCGACCAGAAAGAGTTTATTGATTGTGTCAATAAACAGCCAACGGCCTATGATGTGGATGCAGTTGTGGAGCAGTTGGATGCATACATAACAAAACTGGTTGGAAGAAATGCTGCACTATATCAGACGGTTATACAAATCGTGAAAGGTGGTGGAGTTGAATGAGAGAAATTCTTTTCAAGGCAAAGCGGATTGATGATGGTGAATGGGTTAAGGGGTATTATCAGAAAAGACATGACTTTTTAGGAAACGAAGAACATTTAATCTTTCATGTAGACGGTCATACAGTGTGGGAATATGTGGAAATTAGTCCAGAAACAATATGCCAATTCACAGGACTTTGTGACAGAAACGGAAAGAAGATTTGGGAAAATGACATTTTAATGGCACACTTGGACGAATCTTACCCAGAGGATGCGGCATATGAAACTGTTGAATGGAGTGTTGCCGGATGGGCAGCACACGAAACTGGTAGCACGGATAGGGAATATCTTAGCGAGTTTGACCTTGAACATTATGAAGTAGTTGGCAATATCTTCGACAATAAAGAATTATTACAGGAGGAACACAAATGAGTAGCGCAAGCGTAAGATTCGGAACAAAAGCGTATGTATGCGCAAGATACTTTCTTAGACCGGGAAAGTGCTTCAAATACATCGACCAGCGTGGCGAAGATGCCACAGAACACGTCTATGAGGTCATGGCGTTATATCCGTACTGCGTCCTGTTAAGAGATACCAGAAACGGAGTCAGAACTTGTCCGGGATATAATACTTTGAGCCTGATGCTGAGAGGAAGTGAAATCGGTGAGTAAATCAGTATTAGTGACAGATACACCAGAGAATTGCGGAAAATGCAAATTTATAAGCGAATTTTGGTGCAGAGCAATGAATGGTAGGAGAGTTCCAAACAATGATGTGATTCCTGATTGGTGTCCATTGAAGCCGCTGCCTGAGAAAAAAGAGTATATTGTTCCAATTGACAATGTGGAATCACAAAAAGATATTATTGCGGTTGGCTGGAATGCCTGCTTGAGAGAAATTACAGAAACAAGCGATAAAAAACGAGCGATAAAAAGCAAGCGATAAGAGGTGGAGGAGATGAAGAAATGAATAGCAAACCTACACCAGACATAACGCCAAACCTTGCTATATCAGCATACCACGTACTACAGCAATATTGTACTGGACAGCCAGCGGATTGCAAAGGCTGCGGATTCTACGAACACTGTCCAGAATGTTTTCAAGGCATACCATGTGACTGGAGTTTGAATGAAGAAGGTGAAATAAATGAATCTTAGAAAAGCTACACTAACCGACTATGGAGTGCCGCCAGACGATATACCGGCGCTTCAAAGTCATTTCAGACACCTTGACGAGAATGACAAGTACAATCTTCTGCAAGTGTCAATCAAATATGCACCAGGCATAGAAACACAGATATACGACAGCATAGTGAACTGCATAGGATATCGAACTATGGAACGATTCCGAGATATGCCGGTATCTGAAAATGATTTCTACGGATACAAGCGCAAAACTATGGCAGAATATTATCACTTGGCAAAATTGACCGGAAGATTATAAAATTGATAAAAACTAAAAGTGGTGTAGAGGTACATAACCCCTAGTGTGGTATTATAGTGTATATAACTATAGCTATGCTAGGGGATTTTAATTCAGAAAGGATATGATTGGATGTTGATAGGATGGCAAACGAGGAAAATTTAAAACCTTTTAAACCTGGTCGAAGCAGTGAGGAAGCAGCGAAAAACGGTCAAAAAGGCGGCATTGCTTCTGGTCATTCTCGCCGTCAAAAGAAAACCCTTTCTGAATTAGCAAAAATGATAGCTGAGAACCCTGCCCCGACTGCCGCAAAGAAGAAACTCACAAAGATGGGAATATCTGATGAGGATGCAAATAATAATGCCTGTATTGTAGCTGCTGTATACGATAAAGCTATTAAAGGAAATATGCAGGCGGTGGACAAATGGGAACAGTTGGTAGCTGTATCAAAATCAGACGAAAGCAAATATGAACTTCCTGCCAGAGTACTTGGCAAGGCATTCGTGGATATCAACAGACAGATTAAGCCCAACATCGAATATGTATTCGAGGGTGGTCGAGGTGGTCTAAAATCGTCGTTTGTAGCCTTTAAGATTGTTGAGCTTATCAAGAATAATCCCCAGATGCACGCCTGCATTACAAGACAAGTAGCCGGTACTCTGAAAGATTCTGTATATGCTAACATGAAATGGGCTATCAATGAACTGGGATTGATGGAAGAATTTGAATGCAAGGTGTCGCCACTTGAGATCAAGTATATTAAGACTGGACAGACAATATACTTCCGTGGTCTGGACGATGAAACCAAACTGAAATCTATTAAGCCAGAGTTTGGATATATCGGAATCCTCTGGAAAGAGGAAAAAGATCAAATGAAGGGAGACACTCAGGAGCGTTCTGTTAATCAGTCAGTGCTTCGTGGTGGCGATGAATCCTATGATTTTTCATCATATAACCCACCAAAATCAAAATCAAACTGGGTAAACAGGATCAAGCTCACGCCTAACCCGAAAAGAGTTGTCCATCATTCGAGTTATCTGGAAGCTCCGGCGGAGTGGCTCGGACAGAAGTTTATTGACGATGCAGCGCATCTGAAAGAAATCAATCCAGAAGCCTATGAGCATGAATACCTGGGTGTTCCAAATGGTGACGGCGGAAACGTATTTGAATATCTGGAAATCAGAGATATTACAGATGAAGAGATCAGTCACATGGATCGTATTTTCGCTGGCGTAGATTATGGATGGTACCCGGATGCCTTCTGCTATCTCCGAACTTATTATGATTCTGCCAGAGAGAAAATATATCTGATTGACGAATTGTATGTAAATAAATGGAGCAACTCCAAGACTGCTGATTGGATCAAGAAAAAAGGCTATGACGATTATACGATGATATGTGATTCTGCGGAGCCTAAGTCCGTGAACGACTTCCGGGATGCCGGGCTTCCTGCCAGAGGAGCAATCAAAGGGCCGGGAAGTATCGAGTATGGTTTTAAGTTCTTACAGACTAAGACACTTGTCATTGACCCGAAGCGGACACCGAACGCATACAAGGAAATCACAGAATATGAGTATGACAGGGACAAAGAGGGGAATGTAATAAGTGGTTATCCTGACGAAAACGACCATGCAATTTCGGCACTTAGGTATGCTTATGAGCCGTTGTTTAACAGAAGGGGGAACAGTGCATAATGAGTGAAATAGGAATAGAACTACCGAAAGAGTATTCGGACAGATTTGACAAATTACGACAGAATCGAGTAGAAGTCAGCTTTTATAAATATGGCACAGCAGCAGATAACTTTGGAATGAAATTAGTAGATGCACTTGAATCACATGATATGTGCATTAAAAAATATAAAGAAACTGGAAACACGGAATATCTTTGCGATGCAGCAAATTATCTCATGTTTGAATTTATGTATCCGCAGATTCCGAATGCATTTTTCAAAGCAACAGATAGCGGAGAGAGTGCCGGAGTTGCCGGAACACCAATAAATCAGCTAAAAGAAAAATGGTGACTAAATGGGACTTATAACAACGCTAAAAAGGTGGTTTAACATGATATTCAAAAAACAAGCCGAAGAGGATTTCGACATCCAGGCAGCAGAATTTCCAGAAATGGAATCACTGATCAACCGGTGCGCGAACATTTACAGGGGAGTACCGGAATGGCTAGATGATAAGAATAATATCAAGACGATTAATTTCGCGAAATCCGTCTGCTCAGAAACAGCACGGCTCGCAACGCTGGCAATCGGCATTCAGATAGACGGTTCCGCAAGGGCTACATGGCTACAGGAGCAAATAGATAAAGTATATTTCCAGATTCGGCACTGGGTGGAATATGGATGTGCTTACGGAACGGTGTTCATTAAGCCAAACGGCGAGAGCCTTGACATATTTACACCGACTGATGTGATGATTGTGGATTACGACAATCAGGAGATTAAAGGGATTATATTCAAGGATTCTTATACTGTCGGAAGAAAATACTATACACGGCTTGAATATCATAGATTTGTTGAGACCACCGTGGATGGCGTGACAACTTATCCGTATTATGTCTCCAACAGAGCATATGTATCAAAATCCCCTCAAAGCATCGGAGACAAGATTGACCTTAAACAGACAAAGTGGGCTGACCTAATGGCAGATACGCCACCGATACTCAAGGCAAACGGTGAGAAGCTGGACGGACCTCTGTACGGAGTTCTACGGACACCACAGGCAAATAACGTGGATATTAACGCACCATTGGGTTTGCCAATATTTGCCGAAGCTATCGAAGAGTTAAAAGACCTCGATATTGCATACAGCAGAAACGCCGGAGAGATTTTTGATTCGCAGAAGATTGTTCTGGCAGATGATAGGCTACTGATGCCAAGCGGTACACCTGTAGCAGCCATGTCGCCACAGGGCATGGAGAACAGACGGAATGAGATGAACTTACCACACTTTGTCAAGAATGTATTCGGACAGGACGAGAAAGAGTTTTATCAAGAAATCAATCCAATTCTCAACACAGATACCCGTATAAGCGGCATAAACGCCCTCCTTGGACAGATTGGATATAAGGTCGGATTCTCTAATGGATATTTTGTATTTAATGAAAAAAGCGGAATACAAACAGCCACAGAGGTAGAAGCAGGACAACAGAGGTCTGTACAATTTATCAAGGACGTAAGAGACCAATTAGACAAAAGCATAAAACAAGTAGTATATGCGTTGAGCGTATATGCAGATTTATATGGATTGGCTCCAGTCGGTGCATATAAAGTTCAGTGCAACTTTGGCGAAATGGCATATTCTTATGAGAGAGACCGAGGCAATTGGTGGGAGTATCGCTTACAGGGTGACTGTCCTCCTTGGATGTATTATGTCAAATTCGAAAATATGACAGAATCCGAAGCAAAAGCAATGGTTAAAGAAGCCCAGCCAGACGAACCAAAACTGTTTGGAGATGAGTAATTATGTTAAGCCCAGAATATTTACGCCGGATAACAGAGGGCAGTGAACAGATTGCGGAAGAATTGCATCAGTATATCATCTCTGAGATTGTATCGAGAATGATGGCAAGAATCGGCAGAGGTGAAGATTATATTCTGACCAATGCCGATGCGTGGAGAATCAGAACGCTACAGGAATCTGGTGAACTGTTAGAAGACATTCTGGCAGAATTATCCAAATATACCAAACGCGAACAGCAGGAACTTCTTGAAGCGTTTGAAGATGCCGGAATCACTGCAATGAACTATGATGACAAGGTATACAAGGCGGCAGGATTAAGCCCTGTACCGCTCGAACAGTCGCCAGCTATGATAAGACTCATGGATCGAAATATGCTTGCTACAATGGGAGAATGGCGGAACTTCACAAGAACAACTGCAAGTGCCGCTCAAAGGCTCTATATCGAGCAATGTGACCTTGCATACAATCATGTGATGACTGGAGCAGTTGGGTATACACGAGCCATCAAAGAGGCGGTTAATAACGTTGTGAGTGATGGTGTTACGGTCACATATTCATCTGGCAGAAAAGACACGATCGAAACAGCAGTCGCACGTTCTGTCAGAACTGGCGTGGCTCAGGCTACTGGAGATATATCCCTCAAACGCATGGAAGAGATGGGCTGGGATTTAGTTCTGGTCAGTGCACACATCGGAGCGAGAACGGGGGACGGTGGAGAAAATCCCGGAAATCATTCGTGGTGGCAAGGAAAGATATACTCTCGTTCTGGCAAGAGCAAGAAATTTCCGCCGTTCTCATTGACCGGATATGGAACGGCAAGTGGACTGTCAGGGGTCAACTGTCGGCATAGTTTTGGAGCCAGTGACGGGGAATTTAATCCTTATGCAGAATTATCAGCACAGGATAAAGCTGACAAAGGAAAGCAGTATGAAAAAGAACAGCGACAGCGCACTTATGAGCGAAGAATCCGAAAAACAAAGCGTGAAGTCCTTGGAATGCAAGCGGCGGTTGATAACTGCAAGGACGAACAGGCAAAATTCGCATTACAGCAAGACCTTGACCGGAAATCTTATCTTTTACAGAAACAAAATGCTGTATACAAGGACTACTGCAAGCAGAATGACATGAGAGAACTGCAAGACCGGCTCATGATAGCGAAGTGGAATCGCCAGAACGCCGCAAAAGCCAGAGGATCGGCAAAGAGATATAAAACAGCAAAGGGGATTGACTGATGGATAGATGGGAATATTTTAATCCTAATCCTGTTAAGGACAAGAGAACAGGAGATTGCGTTGTTCGGGCAATATGCAAAGCAACTGGTTTTGACTGGGAAACAATATTCGCCGGACTAATGGTGCAGGCGTGTACTCTGTCAGATATGCCAAGTGCAAATTATGTCTGGGGAGCGTATCTCTATAAGCGTGGGTACAGACGCAAACTGATTGAACAATCAGAACGATATATCTATACAGTCAACGACTTTTGTGCAGACCATCCGACAGGCACGTACATTCTCTGCATAGATGGTCATGTGGTGACGGTGCAAGAGGGCAAATATTTCGATACATGGGATAGTGGTAATGAGATCCCGGTATATTACTGGGAAAAGGAGTAGCTAAATGAGCATATCAGAATTTGTACAGATTTTCCTCTCTATCTGTGGAGGGGTGTCCATTGTCGGAGGGGCGGCAGCCGTAATTTTTAAATGGATTACCCCGGCATTCCGACTTAATAAGCGAGTAGAGACACTGGAAGAACATGATAGACGAGATTATGAAAGCCTTCGGAGAATCGCAGAACGAGACTCATTAATTCTGGAGGTGTTATCAACCATGCTGGACAGTCAGATCAGTGGGAATAATGTAGAAGAATTAAAAAAAACAAAACAGAAGCTCACGGAGTATCTTGCACAGAATCAACGTTAACATTAATAAGGGGTATGCTCATGAAGTTATATGTATTCACTAAGAAAGATATAGACAGATTCTTGATAGAGTGTAATTTCACACCGGACGAAGAAAGATTGTTCCGATTGAGATGCAAGGAATATACGCTCGAATACTGCGCCGAACAGATGAATGTGAGCATATCTACCGTAAAGAGATTAAGCAGAAGAGTAAACAGTAAGATTATAAAAGTATGCTAAAAGGAGAGGCAATTTACCCCTCCTTCTTTTTATGCAAAATCTTCTTTTACAGCTCTTTCAAGCAATAAAATTACGTATTCTGGTGGATTTCTTTTACCACCTTCCCAGTTTTCAATTGTCCTTTTGGGAATTTTGTATTTATCGGAAAAAGCCTGCTGGCTTAACCCGGAAATTAATCTAATTTCTTTGATGCTCATATTGTTCCTTTCTTTCTTCTTCTTATTTCCAACGCTTCACAATGTCTCCGTCGTAATGATCGGGCGCGTCTTCGTCTGGATTGACGCTTTCCAGCACGTAAAACTCCAATCTGTGTTTCTTTTCAAACCTTGTCAGATTTGACCATTTTCCCTCCGCTTCCAGAATGGCTTCTTCCTTGTTGTCAAATTCATCGGTGAAACAATCACCGTCTGTATAATCCATAATTATATACTTCATTTTCCTGCCTCCTAGTTAATCCCGATAACTTTGACTCGGGTCTGTAAAATATCCTCCGTGGGCTCCAGGATTTCAAAGTCAACGATAAGTTCCTCACCGTCCTGATATACGGCGATTGCTCCGGACTCTAACAGCTCTTCCCCGTCCCCGTCTCCGTACCAGAGCTGACCGAAATAGTATTCCTCTCCGATCTCTATTGTGTCGTTCTGTCCGTAAACGTAAGATAATGTGTTTAATTTTATCATTTTTTATTCCTCCTTGATTTTTTTGTTCTTCCCTGTTTCTGATGTTATCATACCACTCAGCGGGTGATATGTCAATACTTTTTTGATACTTTTTTGAACTTCTTAGATTAATACTTTTATGCAAAAATATAATCAGAAAGGCGGTGTATAAGATGGCATTATATAACAATCCTTATCAATATAGTTTTGGCGTTCCGGGGCAGATGAACCAGTTCCAGCAACAGCCTGTCCAGATTCCAGCTCAACCAGTACAGCAACCACAGCAGAATAATAGTGGTATCCTGTGGGTATCCGGCGAAGTCGGCGCAAAATCCTATCTGGTAGCACCTGGGACAAGCGTTTTACTGATGGATTCAGAGAGTGAAAAGTTCTACATAAAATCCACA